ATTACGGGTCTGCCCGAGTTTATGACGGGTGGACTTCCCGAGATTCGCCGTACCGCCACCGAGGTTTCCGCTATTCAGGATGCCGCCAACGCCCGCACTGCGGACAAGTTGGCAATTGTGGAAATTTCCATTTCGGAAGTTGCCCGCCGTCTTGTTATGCTGGCTCAGCAGTATATGACTGGGGAGCAGGTTGCCCGCCTGATTGGCAAGGACGGGGAGCCTGTGTGGGTTAACTTTGACCGCGAGTATCTTGAGGGCGAGTTTGACTTTGAGGTTGTTGGCGGGTCCACCCAGCCCCACAACGAGGCTGTGCGCCGTCAGACCGCCCTTCAGGTGGTTGATGCTATGGCACCGTTTGCTGGGGCTGGAATTGTTAATATGCAGGAACTTGCGGCATATGTTCTTCAGTTCGGGTTTAATGTTAAGAACCCCGAGAAGTTCTTGTCCGCGCCTCCTGCCCCTATGCCTGAGCAGGGTCAGATGCCTCCCGAGCAGGAAATGCCGATGGGGGCAGAGGGCGGTATGCCGCCTATGCCCCCGATGGTTTAGAACAACTTTTATATATATAGAGCAACCGTCTAGGACTCTAGGAGAAAATTTTTATGAGCGAAGATATCGCACCCTCTGTTGATGCGGAACCCACTGTTGGGTCACCCGATTCCAGCGAGGTTACTACAGCATCGGATTCATCCATTCTGGACCTTGACCAGTATTCCTCGTATGAGGTGCCAGTCAAGATTGATGGTGAGGAACTGAGAGTTCCGCTTTCTGAGGCTATTGCTGGTTATCAGCGTCAGGCGGATTATACCCGCAAGACGCAGGAGTTGTCGGAGCAGAAGCAGGCACTTCAGTTTGCTGCTACTCTACAGACGGCTCTTGAGAACAATCCAGCCGCTACGATTGACCTGCTTTCTAAGCATTACGGCATCAGCCGTGCTGAGGCGCAGGACATGGTGGATTCTATGGACTCCTACGAGGACATGGACCCAGTGGAGCGGCGGATGCGTGAACTGGACCAGCGTATCGCCCAGTTTGAGGAGTATCAGTCTCAGCAGCAGATTGAGCGAGAGATTTCTCGTCTTAAGTCCACATATGACGATTTTGATGCCAATGAGGTTGTTCAGACCGCTCTGCGGACTGGCATAGCCGATTTGGAGGCTGTTTACAAGCAGATTGCTTTTGATAAGTTTATGAAGCAGAAAGACTTGGAGCGTAAAGCCGCTGAAACGCAACAGGCGAAGGAACAGCAGGTTCTTGAGTCTAAGCGTCAGGCGGCGGTTGTTGAAGGTGGCAGTTCTGCCACCGCCAACACTACGACAGATTCTTTTGAGCCGATTACGAGTCTGAGTGAGGCTTGGGCTGCCGCCAAGCGTTCCATGAACGCAAACTTTTAATATCCAAACATTTACCTAAGGAGAAAATAAAATGGCTGGAAACCCCAATTTTGATGCACTGCTCTCAACGACAATTGCGAACTACCGCGACCAGTTGACGGACAATGTGTTCACGGCTCGCCCGCTGACCTACCACCTGATGAGCAACGGTCGTATCCGTATGCTTAATGGCGGTACGAAGATTGTTGAGCCGCTCATCTACGGTCAGAACAGCACCGTGAAGTCCTACTCGGGTTACGACACCATCTCGCTGACCCCGCAGGACGGCATCTCTGCCGCCGAGTACGAGTGGAAGCAGTACGCTGCCTCTATCGCAATCTCGGGTATTGAGGAGGCAAAGAACAACGGTGAGCAGGAAGTCATCAACCTGCTTGAGGCGAAAATCATGCAGGCTGAGGAGTCGCTCCGCGAGGGCTTCAACCAGATGTTCTTCGCTGACGGCACTGGCAACGGTGGCAAGGACTGGAACGGTCTTGGCAACCTCGTTGAGGCTGGCAACACCGTTGGCGGCATTAACGCCCTCACCGACACTTGGTGGAAGTCCTATGAGGAGAACACCGCTGGTGCGCTTACGCTGGCTCAGATGGCGACTGCATACAACTCGGTGTCGGTTGGTAACGACCACCCCGATATGCTGCTCACCACTCAGACCCTGTTTGAGAAGTACGAGTCGCTGCTTCAGCCGCAACTCCGTTACACGGACACCAAGACCGCTGATGCGGGCTTCCAGAACCTCCTGTTCAAGGCTGCCCCCGTCACCTATGATGTCCACGCACCCGTTGGAACGATGTTCTTCATCAACTCCAAGTACCTGACGCTGGTCGGTCACTCTGGCAAGTGGTTTGAGAACACCCCGTTCGTGCGTCCTGAGAACATGGATGCCCGTTACGCACTCATCATGTGCTACGGCAACCTGACCATCAGGAACCGTGCCAAGCAGGGCAAACTGACGGCTAAGACTGCCTGATAGTTTGCAGTTTGATGGGGGGCGGGATTCGTCCCGCCCCCCATTTCTGTTAACACAACATAAAGGAAAAACAAAATGCCGAAAAAGAGAAACCCTTTTGATGATAGACTTAATCCGATGCCGCGTCCCGGCATGGCGATTAAGAAGGCTGTGGCTGGTCAGGCACTGAAAAAGAAGTCTGCCGCCAAGTCTGCTGTCCGCAAAAAGGGTTACCGCTGATGGCAGCCAAAAAGCGCAAGCCAGCCATTGAGGGAAAAACTCGTGGTGCTGGCAACTGGGGTGACGAAACAGTTGGTTTGATTGTTACTGCACTTCGTGGCGTAAAAGGTAAAGCCAAACAGAAGCAGGCAGAGCGCATTATGGAGAAGGCTAAGAAAGCGTCTGGCTATTCTTCTAATCGTCTTTACTATGAAAATGCTGCTCAGGCAAAGATTGGCAAGATTTACAAACTTGAGTCACGACTGAGCGGTCAGCAGGCTAGGTCTATGACTTATCGCCGCAAAAAGGGATACCCACGCTGATGGCTGCTGGGAAACGCAAACCCGCTATTGAGCGTCCTGAGGGGGTTTGGGATGATTTGATTATTCCCGTTATAAGAAAGACGATGAAGGGGAGTAATCGGAAAAAAACCATTAGGAAACTTGCCAAACAGTTTGAAAAAAAAGCAAATATTGCTGAAATGAAAATGCATGGCAAGGTTTATAAAAAAGAAAAGAATGTAAAAAATGTGGATAAACCTACGGTTACTTCTTATGGTATTCGCAAGCAGGCTAAAAAAAGTTATGTTTATGGTGCGAGGGCAAATGCACTTTATCTGGCTCAGCCGACTCGTGGGCTTGCCAAAAAAGCCAAAAAGCGCGCACCCAAGGCTATTGAGAACGAAAATTACATACCAAAAGGGAAGTAAACAATATGGCTACTAGGAAGCGTAAACCAGCAATTGAACGCCCCCAAGGTGTTATTGACGATGTTCTGAGTGCGACTCTGCGTTTTGCGGGACGCAAAATCGCAAAGTCCCCCAAGAAGGGCGCACAGAAAACAGCCCAGAAAGCGTTTGACAAGGCGTACCGTCACGAGGTTGCCACCATTACTGGTATGCGGGCAGGCAAACTCAAGGGTTCGTCTAGTTCTAAAAATGCTCTTGAGCGTCTTGAGAAACTGAACACCAAGGAGTCTGTTGCTCTCGCCAAGAGTGCCGCAAAGGGTTATAGCAAGTATCCTTCCAAGAAAATTGATAAACTTAAAAGCCAGCAGAAGGCTATCAAGAATTGGGCAATTACCGATATTGACGATTACATAAAAGCCGAAAAAATGCCTCGCCCCACTTCGGCGCGTGGCAAGCAGATTATTGGAACCAAGAAGTCAAAGAAGAAGTAAGGAACACTGATATGGCTACTAAAAAGCGTAAACCTGCCATTGAAAAACCTGAAGGTTTTATTGACGACATTGTTGTTCCAGTTGTCAAAAAGGTCATGCGTGGACAGAAGCAAAAAAAGACTTTGGGTAAAATTGCTTCGGGACTTGACAAGAAGTCAACCAAGGCTGGCGAAAAAATGTACAGCAAGGCTCAGTCAAAGGTTGACAAGGGTTCTTATCAGCGTCTACTGAATAGTCCCACTGTCACTTCTCGTGGTATCCGTAAGCAGGCTAAAAAGAATTGGTCTTATGCCGAGGTGGCGGATGCTATTCGTGCTGGTAAAAGCACCAGAGGTGTTGCTCGCAAAACCAAAAAAATTGCGCCTAAGCAGGTGGAGAATCCTGTTTATCGTTCTAGGAAATGGGGTTAATTGTGGCTAAGAAACCACAGCCCGCATGGACAGATGATGCGGCAAAAAAACTGGTGAATATCATCAAAAATGCGATGGATTCTGGGCGTTCGTCCAAGCGTGAGCAGGCGGCTCGTGTTGTCGGTAAGGCAACGAAGCAGGCTACGAAGCAGGGCAATAAGTCTGGACGCAAAATCATCAAAGAAGGTTATGCTGCTAAACTTAGAGCCGAGGGTGAGGCGCGTGACGCGGCTTCCCAGATTGCTGCTAAGGCGCGTAAAGAGCGTCTTGTAAAGCAGCATAGCCGCACTGTTAATGCACAGCAGTTGGGTGAGGCTGCTGGTCGTAAGGGCAGTAAACTGAAGGGCGGTAAGGAGATTCCGATGTCCAAGCAGCGTATTGCGGAGGTTGAGCGTCAGGGTTCTGTTGCTGGTTCTC